CAGTACTTACAGAAGAAGTAGCAGTTGCAGAAATAAGACCACCATTAATAGTAGACAGAACCGTAGCATCATACTCGATAAGTTCACCAGTAATCTGTGCTACTTCAGTAGAAACACCTTCAATAGGGTCAGGTGCATTGCCAGCCTGTACACTATATTTTGTAGGAACATGCTTGAAGCTGTTTACAATACCAGCTCCAAGGTTAGTCCATGCTGAAGATGCAGCAGTTGTTCCATATGGTGCTACTTCAATCTTGCAGTTACCAAGGATAAGATTAGAAGTATTCACACTAGAATTTTGATAAATAGGCATATAAATCTCCTTATAAAATAATTAACTAACAGTATCTACTGAATAAACCAGTAGAACATCAACTGGAGCATTGAAACAATCAGTTTCAGGAATAATACCAGTATCTCGTACTACAGACATTCGCTCTGCAACAAAAGTTGATGCTATTCCTATACATCCTGTTCCACATGTTCCACCAAACAATTTTGATACTTCATCCGCTAAATCCCTTGCTGTTGCAGCATTAGCTGCCCTACAGTTTACAGAATAAATTGGATGACACAATCCATTACTTCTAGCTCCTCCAGGGAGCTGATAATACGTAATAAAAGGTAATAATGAAGATAAAGAACTAGTTTGTGGAGCTACTCCATGATATATCCTTGTGCTACAAATATTTGTTATTGCAGTACACTGATTCATGAGATAACCTATAAACTGATAATCCTTCATTTTCATTTCCTCATATAATCAGCAAAAACATTTTTGCCATTAACTTCTACAATCTCACTAAATTTACCAAAAGTTTCATCAAAAGCTGGTCGTAAGAATGGCTGCGCTGCATCTTTATAAGTTCCATATTCCATATAAAAACTGTATGGCACAGCAGTTCCTATATCAGCTTCAATATCATTCTCTGGTGCTGTTATAGGTTCAAAGTGCTCTACATTGTATCCCTTTGGAGGATTCATTCTTCTGTAGGTTTCAGGTGATTCAAGTTCAGTTCCTCTATTACTCATCTGTACATTGATTGAAGCTGCAAGATATCCATATCGTTTCGGGCAATATTCTTTTGCTCTGGAATTTACTTCCATAGCTAAATCCCACACACTGCCTTCAACAACCTTTCTGGCTAAAGATTTAATCTCATCACCATTCCAGTTTGTACGAATACTTGCAAAATTAAATTCTTTGTTATCCATCATATAGCTTGCCTCAATCCCACCACGGTAATTTCTCCATACCCCATAACATCATCAGGAATACCTATAATCGTATATGTTTTCCCTCCATGAGTTACTTGCACATCATTAGAAGTAAAAGTATAACTCGAAGGTTTCATTACTAAAACATGAGTGGTTTCCTGCACCATTTTATCAGAAAGATATTTTCTACCACCCGTTCCAGGATATTTTCTACCACCCGTTCCAGATTGATAAATAACTCCTACTACTGTCGTTGCGGTTGTAGTTTCTGTAAACCCGCCCATTCCATCGTATGTTTGTGATTTTCTTATTATCTGTATATCTTTCATTGTTAGTAAATCATCAATCATACTAATAGAACCTCGCTATAGTATATTTCTCTAAAGCACCAGTTATTTCTATAGGATATCCATAATCATCTAACCCAGTTTCTGTATATGTTTCACTAAAAGGCCCCAAAGAATGAGAACGAATCCCTACTCTTTTAGGTCTTATGTCATAATCGTATGCTATCATCTTGCAAGCTATTTTGCTTAATTCTTGAGGCCATTTTACTAAAGATATAAGTATTGGTCTATCTGATGGTTCATTATATAATGTGCAGTCTTCAAGCTCCAATACATTCTTAGTAACATTTTTTAATGTATAATATCCATCATTCAGATAACTTCCATAGACATAAATATCAAATCCTTTAATAAAACCCTCTATTATGAAATCGACATCATTGCAAGTAATAGTTTTCAATGCTGGGTCAAAAGTTACATAATCCTGTAAATCAATATCAGTTGTAAAATAATTGTTAGTTCTCATTACTATAGCCATTTGTACATCTTCTATAAGATGATTATTTATTATTGTTTGAGCAGAACAGCTTATAGAAGTGTACAAAGTTACCGCAGTAGCAGTAGTTATTGGCATTATTTTAACTCCATATTATTTCGGATTAAGGACAGTAAATGGATTCATTACTGCATATACATAGCATGTAGCAGCAGTAGTAATATCCAAATTCAAATAGCCATCTTTATCCTTAAACCTAGCAGACTCAAGTTCTTTACCACCTATTACTTTTGTAGTAGCCGAAGCAATAGTAACACTAGGAGCATTCCCAATGCCTACTTCTGAATAATCATCACCAGCTTTCACTGTTACTGTACAAGAAGCAGAAGTAGCATAATTCTCAATAATCACAAACAAATCTTCAAAATTCAATGAACTCTGTGCTGTGGTAGGAGCAACTATAATAGAACCCGCGGTTCCGCCAGTATCAGTTTTAGTAATTGCAACTCCAGCTAGAGCTACACTTACTGGATTTATTGTTATCGTTCCCATAATTTACCTCCGATTATTCAGAACCTTCTTTAAGATACAGTGTGCAAAGTGCTTCTGGCCTAATAACTTTAGCACCATACAAATATAATCCCTTCACACCCTGATCAAAATAACTCTCACGTTTTACTGCTTCAATCTTACTAATCTGTCCAGCATAAGCAATAGCAGTATTATTGAAAGCCATAATAGCAGAAACACCAGTTGCAGCTTCAGCAACATTGTTAGATACAATGACTCTGAATCCAAGAGCATCACCAATATAACCACTAGTCATTGCACCATCATCAAATACTTTAGGTACAGCAGTAGCAGAAACACCACCAATTTCAGCAAGAAGCAGTTTCTGATGGAACCAAGGCGGAACAACAATAAATCTATTAGCTTGTGGTACATTATGTTCTGACATATATCTTGATGCAAAAGAAAGTACTTTAATAACACTTCCAGAAGTTACAGTAACAGCAGTAGTTACAGAACCCATATTTGCAGTATTGGTTATTCCAGCATCTTTATAGAATGAAGCAATATACTGATCAACTACATCTGCAATTTCATAAGCAGCTTCAGTCATTGCAGCATTCATAATCTTTGGATTCATCTGTGCAGTATCAATATCATCAATTGTAAAAGAGAAACTCTTTGCTTGGTCAATAGTTAGAATCTTCTGTGCACCATCAAGTTTCTGCCAAGTAATAGCTTCATATTTTGTATAATCATTTACTGAAATTTTACCAATCTCATTGATTTTTACAGAATCACCTACATTTCTAATTTCACCCTCATATTGCCTATCAACTAATGAAGCAAACACAAGAGCTTTCTGAAGTCTAACAAAAAGTTTAGAACTCCATATTGTCGGTATAAAATTTTCTAGACCCATATTTATCTCCTTAAATTTTTAATTATACTTTACCAAGAGCTTTATCAAGCTCACCAGCCATTTCCATCTCAATCATTTCTTTCTCCGAAAGTTTAGATAAATCAACTTTATTAGTAGATTTTATCTCATTTCCTGCTCCAGGCTTATAACCACTTGCAAGAAGTTCATTTACTTTCGCAGTTTTTGCATTTTCTATTTCAGTTTTGAAATTGCGAATATATAAATTCGCTTGTTCTACACTTGTAAATGGAATATTATCAATAAAATCTAAACTGACTCCCTCCTTAAATGCCAAATCTTTAATCTGACTTTTAAGTCTCTCCATCTCTTGTTCTTCTTTCATTCTCCTCATATTCTCTTCAAGCTCACGAACACGCTTTTGCTCAGGTGTCTCTTCTGGATTACGTTTCAATAATTCAGCAGCAACTCTTGCGTTGACTTCATTATCAAATGTTTTCCGTTTGTATGTATCCAATGCTTCAGTAACACGTTTGTCCATCATCGGCTGAATTAACGCTTTACCATCTGGTGTATCAAGATAAGCCTTAACCTTATCAGGAGTTATTGGTTCTTCTGGAACTAATCCCTTCAAATAAGTTTTAATAGTCTCATCATCACTGTTTGCTTCCAAAAAAGCTTTTACCTGTTCAAATGTAATAGTCTCATCATTCATATTATTTCTCCTTGTATCCTTCACAAAAATCCTGTAGTATTTTAATCCTACTCAGATTTTGGAAGTCTTCTTTTCATTGGTCTTCCTCTAGATTTTCTTGTTTTTGAAGTATTTGATTCATTCTGTA